GTTTAACTTGTTGTTGACTTTTTTACAGTACCTTTTGACATTTTTGCTTGATATTGTTGACATCTGACATCCCAGAGAGCAGGATTACGCTTTCCTTTAACTTTTTCGATAATATCGAGCATTTCTGGTGTCACTTCAGTCATTTTTTACTCCTTTTAGTAGTTTTTTTTCGCCTATGTTGATAGGTTATCTTCTTTTTACCAGTTTTTTCACGTTTAAACCTTTCTTTCTCACTTTTCGTCATCTCTCCTACAGTCTTAGGTGTCTTACTTGATACACGTTTACTGGGTCGACAGGCAGGATAGCCACGTTTTTCACCTTTAGAACGACCACAAGGTTTACCAGTTTTAACATCAACCCAATTTTCCTCAAACCAACGAGTTAAACCACCTTTGGCTCTTGGATTAGGCTTACTTTTTCTTCTTTGTGGCACTTTTCTTTCTCTCCACTCTGTAAGTTCCACCACGCTTTTTATATTCTCGGACTAGCCAAGCATTAGCGTAGGCAGAAGGATAAACGTCAAATTTACGTTTAGCTTCAGCTTTTACTCTAGCGTAAAGTGCTTTATTTACAGGTACATTCACTTCTTTTTTTACCTCCTTTTTTCTTCTTTTTCTTTTTTTTCATTCCAGTGTGATAAGGCATAAACAAAAAAGTCTCTTAATATATTCTAAACGCAGTCTGCCCTAATGTCTCAGGTTTCGCCAAGTTAAATTGTTGCAGACAAAGATAACCAAAAGCATCAAAAGCATGATCCACTCCCAGATTCTTATTGGGCAAACCAGTATTAGGTGCATAAGTTAACGTTCTTAAGGCTTTTATCAATTCTTTACAACGAGGATGTATAAGCGTCCTTCTATCGCCATTTGCATCAAACAGGGCAGTATTGACAGCAGTGATCTTATCTCTGATCTTCCAGGGGCTTCTAGGACTCATAACAGTAAAACCAGACCTTCTAAGTATCGTATGATCTGTTACACCAACACCAGAAGTCTTTCTTGCACTTCCAGTGGGGTCTGGACAAGCAATAATTCTGCGGTCAACTCCATATCTTCTTGTAACTTCTTCTGCAAAATCCCAGGTAGTAGCACCTCCTGTCAGCATGATTTCATCAAAAACATACAAAGTATCGTTATGTTTAACAGCACAGATTCCTGCCATCGGGTCTACGTTAAAATCTAAACCAATTAACAAGGGAAGCATGTGTAAATCTGCCACTTCCTTATCAATATTCTCATTAGCAAAACTAACCGCCACTAATCCAGTTAAATTCTCAAAACTAGCTTCAAATTCCTGTCTAAATGTCCTCGCATCTAATTGACTTCTTGCCGCCTCAACTTCCTCTTCTACAACATTACCCCCCTCAATAGTCGTAAAACTCCACCTTTGCCAATCATCCCATTCCTTCTCTCCGCAATAACACCACATATCATAAAACCAACTCGCTGTTCCATCTGGAGTACTAATAAACAAAGCCCAACCTTGTTTATCAGCCAATGCAGGTCTAATAACTTCAGCCCATACATCTCTATCCATAAATGCAGCCTCATCCAAAACAACACCAGCTAAGCTTCTACCCCTCAATGCCATAGCATTTTCAGTTCCCTTCAACTCAATACTCGATCCATTAATTAGTTCCAGCCTTAAATCTGTCTCATTCTTACTCTTGACCCACGTCCTAGGAGTTAATCTCTTCAATTCTTTCCACGCAATATCCTTTGCCATCCTATATGTAGGTGCACAATAGAAATAAACCTCATTCGGCCTGTTAATAGCTCCTCTCAATAGTTCAATACAACTCAAATAACTCTTTCCAAACCTTCTACCAGCTACCAGCACCCTAAATCTTTTATCACTATTAAATACCTCTCCCTGTGCGTACCGCAAACTTATCTCATTCTTTTTTTCACCACTGACAACCATAAAATTAACAAAAAATACAACTCATACCCCCTATTTATAGCCTATTTACATACTTTTAAGTTATCATTCAACTAAATACACCTAAAAATATCGTGGTTTCATCTACATTCCCTGCCGATCAACCATTAGATAATAATCCTCCTAAACGTAAATTTAAATTTGTTGCTCGTTCTTCAGCTCAAAACGTACAATTACGTTCTCAACGCTTATACTCCCGTCAGCTAGAAGGTAAAACAACTCGTGCACTAGTCCTAGAACATTCCAAAATTGAAGGCATCTCAGAAGTAACCGCCTGGCAAGATTGGAAAAAAGTTAAACAATGGAATAAAGAAGATTGGGAAAAAGATAGAGAAACTTTACTACCTCGCCTTCAAGCAATGAGAATCCGACTCTTCAACAAGGCTGTTAAAAAAGGACAACTCCAAACCGCAGCACAAATACTAGATTCCCTCGGCAAAGTTATAGGTGAATCCGTAGAAACTGTAAACATACAAGCTCCAGAACTTTCTATAAAAGTAGAACCAAAAAATTAATCAATATATATTTAAGTTCCCCACGTCACACAAAAATAAAAAATATTTTGTAACCCCACCCCGTAGGTAGAGTTACAAATTTAATTAGATTCTAAGCGGTCTGGAAGCGGTTCTAATAGCTTTAATTTTCTAACCAGTACTTAAGATTATTATATAATTCTTGTTCCTTAGGATCTTTAATAAGTGGATATCTATTTAATTTTTTTCTAACTGAAATCCACTTTTCAATTTCAGCAATTTTTTCAATAACTAATTCTTTAACAGAATCTTCAGCTAGTTTAAAATCATCAATTTGTTTGATAGTTTCTTTTGTTAGTTCCATAGTAAGATTTTAACTATATTTAATATAGCATAATAATACCACTATTATGTATTATTAACAATTCTTTATATGATATACAAATAAGATTTATATCTGCTAATATTCTAATAAGTTTACTATTCTTTATTATCTCTTATTTCCTTTATTACATTATACAAGTTTTAATAGATGGAATATTCTTAATTAAAATTGTATAGCTTTAAATCAAATAAATAGATTTTATAAGTAAGTAAACAATTAGAAAACAAAAACTAATCAAAAAATCAAAACTCAAAACAAATGCAAACAGACTATACAAACATTAAACACTTTACTTTCGGAAGTGTTAAAAAATGTACCTTAGTACACAAAGAAGATGATCAACTTTCATTGATGATTATGGAAGATGACCACAATGGAATAGAAGTTATTTTTTATAAAGATAATTTTATTCATTCTCTTATTCCTTTTTTTAGTGAGTTAAACGAAAAGGAAAAAGAAGTAATAAAAAACTATTTAAGTGAGAGTTGAGATATGTTAAAAAGTTTAATAATTTACTTTGGTGCATATTCTATTTTCGGGATGTTTATCTACTTTTCACTCTCGGATTCATTACTGAAGTCTCAGCAAATCCACTGTAAAAACGGTTCACAAATAGCGTGTAGTTATTTAAAAAACTAAAAAAATATTTTATAGGTAGTTTTTAAAACTGCCTATAAATTTTTAAATAAAAATCAAATTTTATTAAAAACAATGTACGAATTAAAACAAGATGTCAAAGAGTACATCATACAACAACTTAATGATGATGTTGGATTAGATCAACATATTTCAGATTTACATCATTATTTATTAAATGAAGATTATTTTATTATTGGATATTATCAGGCCGAAAAATGGTTAAAAAAAGATAATATTTTTAATGCTATTGAAACAATAAAAGATTATGAAGAATCAAATTTTGGTGAAGTATCAACTGATCTTTCTAACTCTGAGAATGTAGCCAATATGTTGGCTTATATTCTTGGTGAAGAAATTTTATATAATAATGATACTTATCAATTATTTACTAGATTTAATAATGAATATTTAAGTGAAGATAAAAGAGACTTATTAGTAAGTAGTTTAAAAGAGTCTTAAAAAAATAAGACTCTTTTTTATGCTTTATTAACAATTAACCTTTTAGTTTACTAAATATATGATATAATTCTAATAGTTTATACTTCAAATCTTATTAACAATGGAAGAATTAAAGCCTATTAAAGGCCAAAAATCAAAACTAACAAAAGAATCTATTAGAGAAGAAATTTATTTTAAATTATATGATTCTAGCGATTATTTGTTAGACAATGAATGTTATCTACCTAAATCAATAACAGTATCAAATGAAAAGGTAGATTTACGATTGAATGAAAAGGAAAGAAAGAAGTTAAAAAATATTATCTGGTATATCGCACATTCAAAACTATGGAGTGAATTATGAATTGGACATTAAAAGCTAATCAAAAGTACTGGAACAAAGCATATCAGGAATATATGAATGAAAGTACTTTAAGTGCTAAACAAGTAAGTGATTTTATTAAAGTAAATCCATTTGTAGCACTGACAATAGAGAATAAAGCTATTCAATTAATGGAGTTAGAAAAATGATTATTAGATCAAATAGCACGTTTTCATTAGTGCAGACAATAACCGATCAACTTTTATTAGTTGTTAATGGAACTATATCCCAACCAGTTTTAAGGATATGGCACATATCACAAAAGAATGAAGCAATAAAAGAATTTGAGAGGATAACAAATGGAAACTAAGAAACAAAAAATAGCATTAATAAATACTTTACTTAAGTTTTATGATGCTACAGATAATAAAACGTCAGGCCAACTTTATCGAGATATTTTACATTTTACAGTTGGATTAACATTTGAAAGTTTTAATTCTTGTAATGAAATAG